AAGTTCTGGAAGAAGTGGAACAGCAGGATGAACTTGTTGAGACTCCAGAAATACAAGGGGAAACAGTGCAAACAGAAGAAAAAATTGAAGAAGAAGTAGTCGAAGAGGAAAAAATCGAAGAAGAGAAGATAGAAGAAGTTAAAATGCCTTCTACTAAATCTGGAATGATTAAAGCTCTTTTCGACAAAGTTAATGGAATGAAAAAGGAAGAAGTTTCCTCTAAGTGGAAAGAACTTATGGATGTTGCTGAAGCAGAAGATACAGGCGGCCCAACACCAACCGATTCTGACAACAAGAAAGATAAAGTTGCAGTTAAAGGAAAGAAGATGAAAGCATCTGACCTTCCAGAAATCAATGTAAAAGAAGATATCGAAGCATTGGTTCAAGGTGAAGAACTTTCCGAAGATTTCAAAACAAAAGCATCAACAATTTTTGAAGCAGCTGTTTACCAGAAAGTTATGGAAGTTTCCACAAAGAAAACTGAAGAACTTGAGGAAGAGTATCAAAAAGATCTCCAAGAAGAAATCATTTCTTTCAGAGATGAGTTGACAGAAAAGGTTGACGGATACTTGAACTATGTTGTTGAAGAATGGATGAAAGAAAACGAACTAGCACTCGACAGTTCACTTAGAAGTGAAATTACAGAAGAGTTCATTACTGGTTTGAAAGGTCTATTCACAGAGCATTACATCGAAGTTCCAGAAGAAAAAGTAGACATGGTTGAAAACTTATTTGACCGCGTTGAGGAATTAGAGACTAAATTAAATGTCAAAATCGAAGAAAACGTTAAAGTTACAAACGAACTTAACGAATATCGCAAAAACAAGATTGTAGAAGAAGTTAGTAATGACCTTGCTGACACACAATCCGAAAAATTGAAAGAACTTGCAGAAGGTGTTTCAGTTGAAGAGGGCGATGTTGAAGATTTTGAAAATAAAGTAAAACAGATTAAGGAAAGTTATTTCCCTAGTCAAGTTAAAAAGGATGAAGTTATTAGTGAAGAAGAAAGTGTTAGTTCAGATGAGCAAGAGGAAACTCCTGTAAAAATGAATAGCATAATGGAAGCATACAGCAAAGCTATAGCTCGTGTGTAATACAAATTATTTTTAATCACATATTATAGGAGTTTAATAATATGCAACTTTCAGAAAATTTAAATGAAAAGTGGGCGCCGGTTCTAGACCATCCAGATCTTCCTAAGATTTCGGACAGTCATAAACGTGCTGTTACTGCTATGTGTCTTGAAAACACAGAACACCAATATGTTCAAGACCAAGAAATGAATGGTCAGAGTGGGTTATTGTCGGAGGCAACACCTACAACAATTAACGCTTTGACATCCACTAACCCATCTTTGGGTGGTGTTGCTGGTGGTTCAGTACAAACATCAGCATTCGGTTTCGCAGATCCAGTTTTGATCTCAATGGTTCGCCGGGCAATGCCTCAACTCGTAGCATACGATGTTTGTGGTGTACAACCAATGTCAGGGCCAACTGGTCTTATCTTTGCACTCAAGAGTCGTGTTAATACAATGGGTGGAGCTGAGATGCCTGGTGTTAATGCTGATACGACTGCAAGTGAGTCTGGTACATCTAATACTGGTGATACAGTTAAAACGCCTGGTCTTTTAATTACAGGAACAGACGGAACTGGTCAAACAGGAACAGAATTTGCTGCTTCAAGTGCTCTGGAAACAGATGGCGGTGAAGGAGATATTGCTGGTGAGATGTCATTCTCAATTGAGAAGGTATCCATCGCTGCTGGAACACGTGCTCTCAAGGGTTCGTATTCTATGGAATTAGCACAGGATTTACGTGCTGTTCATGGATTGGATGCAGAAGCAGAACTTGCTAACATCCTTTCTAGTGAAATTCTAGTTGAGATCAACCGTGAAGTAATTCGTAAGATTTACATTAACGCTGCTGTTGGTGCTCAAATTGGTACTACAACTGCTGGAATTTTTGACCTTGACACCGATTCTAATGGTCGTTGGATGGTTGAGAAGTTCAAAGGTCTGATGATGCAGATTGAAAAAGATGCTAATCAGATTGGAAAAGACACACGCAGAGGAAAAGGTAATATTATCATGACCTCTTCAGATGTCGCTTCCGCTCTTCAGATGGCAGGAATGTTGGATTATGCTCCAGCAATGAGTACTGACATTAACACAGATACAGCATCCTCAACATTTGCTGGTGTTCTTAATGGACGCTATAAGGTTTATGTTGATCCTTATGCTGATGCTCACGCACAAGAGTTCTATTGTGTAGGTTACAAAGGTGATTCACCTATGGATGCTGGTATATTCTATTGCCCATACGTTCCTCTTCAGATGGTTCGTGCGGTTGATAGTTCTAGTTTTCAACCACAGATTGCTTTCAAGACACGCTATGGTTTAGTTGCTAACCCATATGCTGAGAATGCAAGTACATCTACTGGTCGTTTAACTGGTGACTTGACATCTAATCCTCACTTGAACGTATATTACAGAAAAGCTTCAATTTCAAACTTGATGTAATTCGTTCCCTACATATAGTAGGATTTCAAAAGGGAGTAGAGAAATCTGCTCCCTTTTTTTGTTTGTAGTCATTTTCTTGTGAGAAAAATATGTTGATAGTGATTGGTAACGGCAATTCTAAAACTATTTCTGATTTAACCCTTTTTAAAAATCATACCACATATGGTTGTGATTATATCTACAAAAGAATAAGTCCAGATAATTTAATTAGCGAAAATATCGAAATTCAAGTGAAACTTATCGTTGGTAACTACACCAAAAAACACGTTTCTCATTTTAGAAATTTCACTCTTATTCCAAGTTTTCATTACGATATGATGAAACAATCTACGGATAAGAGAATGACAATTGCAGAAAATGAACCAACCACCGAAAATTTTATACAGTTTGCTCATGAAGGTGTGATGTATTTTCTTTGGATAGATTCCAATGATTTGACAAAAAATATTGATTGGTGGGGAAATGAATATGATGATTGGACAACAGAAACAGTTGCTTTAAGACTAGCTTGTATGGAAAACCCAAACGAAACATTATATTGTGTGGGATATGATTATTTTCACAATCAAACCAGTTCGGGTGTTTATCTAGGTTCATCCACCAATATTACTAATCCAGAAAGTCAGGATTGGATAAAACAACATAGTAAAATAGAAGAAGAATTTCCAAATTGTAAGTTTGTTTATGTTGGTAAGGACATTGATTATCCAGAGTTTGAAAAATTGTTACATAAATAGTAATATAATATAAAGGAATTTATGGCCGCATCAAACAAAGTACCTGACAATTTAAATTATCTTTCCAACATTAGTTTTAGATTAATGATGGAGGACGCACCACATCTTACTTGGTTTTGTCAATCAGTAAATGTGCCGGGCGTTTCAATTCAAGCAATTGAAATGGTAAACCCATTTGCGAACATACCATATGCAGGAAATAATGTTTCATTTGAGGAATTGGCAGTAACTTTTATAGTTGATGAGCATCTAAAAAATTGGATTGAAATTTATGACCGTGTTATAGCATTAGGTCTTGGAGAAGGAACAGAAAATTATAGACTCTTGAAAAACTCTTCAGACTTAACACCTAGAGGTGGAACAGTATCTACTATTGTTTTATCTGTTTTAACAAGTGGAATGAATCCACAAATGGAATTTCATTTTTACGAAGCATTTCCAATTTCTATATCCTCTTTGGAGTTCAATAGTGCTTCTACTGATGTGGAATACTTTACTGCCACAGCAACATTTCGCTATACTAATTATGAGATAAAGAATTTATTAAATAACTAAAATTATGGAACTTGAAAAAATTATGTCGATGTGGGAGGAAGATGCTCACATTGATGATAAAGACTTGGATAATGAGTCTCTAAACATACCAAACGTACATCAAAAATACTTAGACATATACTCAAAAGAGAAACGTAAATTGAGCGATCTTGAAACTCATTGGAAGGTTCTCTTTCAGCAAAGATGGGAAGCAGTCGTTTCTAAGAACGGAAAAGCACCAGACCACAATATTCGTATATCCAAAACTGAACTGGAACGACACTATGTTGGTGCGGATGAAGTTCTTCAAAAGGCTGAAAAAATTATGAACGGACAGAAAGGAAAAGTCGAATACCTTAAATCAGTACTTTCAATGATTGAGAATAGGAGTTTCCATATCAACAATGCAATCAATTGGAGGAAGTTTGTAGCGGGTCTTGGATGACCACTCAAATATTGATGGAAAAGGATACGGAAGTATTCGTTAGACTGATATGTGAGCCTCATGTAAAAATGGAATTGAATCATTATTTTCGATTCCGGCCAAATGGTTATCAGTTTATGCCCATGTATCGAAGGAAAAAATGGGATGGATACGTTTACCTTTTCAATATGGATAGTCACCGAATTTATGCTGGATTGAAACCAGAGATAAGTAGATTCGCTGTAGACAGAGAATATGAACTTATAGATAATACAGAAGAAATAATTGAATCTATTTCTAATGAGGATTACCTTAAATTTCTTACATCATTTCCTTGTGAGTATAAATTAAGAGATTATCAAAGTCTCGCATTAAGACATTCAATAGATAAAAAAAGATGTGTATTGTTGTCTCCAACTGCTTCAGGAAAATCTCTTATCATTTACTATCTGATTCGTTATTACTTTCCTGAAAAATCGTTGGTTATTGTGCCGACTCTTTCTCTGGTAAGTCAGATGTATTCAGATTTTGAAGCATATGCAAAGGCAGACAAAACGTTTGAAGTCGAAAAATTCGTCCACAAAATTTTTGGAGGACAGGAAAAGGAAACGGACAAACCAATCATAATTTCAACATGGCAATCACTTTATGAGTTGAAAAAAGATTTCTTCAAAGATTTTAGTTTGGTGATAGGAGATGAAGCACACCTTTACAAAGCTCGGTCTCTCACCAAAATCATGAAGAATTTAGAAAATACACCTTATCGAATTGGAACTACAGGAACATTGGATGGGGTAGAGGTACATAAATTAATATTAGAAGGGTTATTTGGTTCGATAAAAAAAGTAACCAGCACAAAAGAACTAATCAAGAACAAGACAATATCTTCAATTGCTATAAAATGTCTTGTTCTTAAATATTCCAAAAAGGAATGTGCTGCTGTATCAAAAATGAACTATCAAGAGGAAATAGATTTTATTGTAAGTCATCCAGAACGTAACAAATATATTTGTAATCTTGTAAATGGTCTGAATGGGAACACATTAGTTTTATTTCAATTGATAGAGAAACACGGCAACATTCTACATTCAATACTAGAAGAGATTATTGATTCTTCTAGAAAAATCTTTTTTGTTTATGGAGGAACAGATGCAGATTCAAGAGAAAAAGTTAGAGAACTTGTCGAGAAGGAAACGAATGCTATTATCTGTGCAAGTTATGGCGTATACAGTACCGGCATCAACATTAGGAACATTCATAACATTGTTTTCGCTTCTCCTTCTAAATCTCGTATTAGAAACTTGCAGTCAATAGGTCGAGGTTTAAGGAAGTCTGACACCAAAGAATCAGCAAGTCTTTATGATATTTCTGATGATTTAATACATAATGATAGAAAAAACTACACATTAAACCATTTTTCCGAAAGAATAAAAATTTATAGTTCGGAACAATTTCCTTATAAAATTTATGTAGTAAACCTCAAGGGATAAAATGTCATCAAAAAAATATATAAAACTTTCTACAGGGGAAGAGATTTTGGCTGTATACATGAAACCAACTAATGGATTTTTTAATCTTAAAAACCCAATACAAATGTCTCATGTAGTTGAAAAGGATGAAGCAGGAATTCGTTTTTCAAAATGGATACCTTATACTGATGATAAAATAATTCCTGTCTCTGCAAAATATGTGGTGACAATGACAAGCTTATCTAAAAAGATGACAAAACTATATGAAGATATACTAAGTGAACAAGATTGTGAAGTAGATTTTGAATCATTAGAAGTACCAAGTAGTTTGATTAATTGATAGTACTACTTTTATTTGAAACCCTACAGAGTAATTATACCAGATAGCTGAGCATTTGTCAAGTCTTTTTTATAAAAAAATAACACTTGACTTTATTGAGGCAATTTGTTATAATAATATATTATTAACAATCACTAATACTAAAGGATTCGTATGGCTAGACCACGAACAAAACAACATTATGTAGACAATGAAAAGTTCTTAATAGTTATGGGTGAATATAGAGAGAAATATCTTAAAAATATTGATGCTGGAGAAGAAATAAAACCAATATTACCAGATTATGCTGGTGAATGTTTTCTTAAAATAGCAGAAAGATTATCCCATAGACCTAATTTCATCAACTATGCTTTTCGTGAAGAAATGGTGAGTGATGGTATAGAAAATTGTGTGATGTATGCTAGTAATTTTAATCCAGAAAAATCTAAAAACCCATTTGCTTATTTTACTCAAATTATATACTATGCTTTCCTAAGAAGAATTGAAAAAGAAAAGAAACAACTTTATATAAAATACAAACAAATGGATGAATATAATTCCATTGAAGAAAATTCAGATATGGAGTCAATGACTAGTGGAGAACAAGCTGGTATAGCATCTGGAGCATCTTTAATGACAGCAGACAAACGTGCTAATATATACGAATTTATTAATCAGTTTGAAGAAAAGAAAAGAGAAAAGAAAAAACCTAAAGCAGTTTCTAAGAAAAAAGATGATGCTATCTTAGAACTATCCCCCCTTACTTCCTTTATGAGAGCTAGTATATGAAATATATTCATGTAAATCAAGGTAACATCAGAGGAAATTTAAAGACCATGAGAACTGGTCGAGAACAAGAGTTACAGCCTGTTATAACAATAAAAGAGGGAAAAAATAATACTTATTGTAATGCAGTTTCAATTCTTGGCCCATCTAAGGTTGTTTATGGACATGATAAAAAATTGTTACCATGTGGTGCAAGAGTAGTTATAGAAACAGAAGCTGAATTGGAGATAATAGAATGAAGATTGCTTTGATAACGGACACTCACTTCGGCGCCAGAAATGACAGTCTATTATTTTTAGAATTTTTTCGTAAGTTTTATGATAATGTATTTTTTCCTACCTTGAAAGAAAGAGGAATAACAGAAGTTATCCACTTGGGCGATGTTGTAGACAGAAGGAAATTCATCAATTACAAAACTCTCAATTCAATGAAGGATATATTATTCTATCCTCTCAAGGAAATGGGTGCTAATATCAAAGTTATTATTGGTAATCATGATATCTACTACAAGAACACTCTCAAAGTAAATTCGATGGAAGAATTGACAAAGGGAATGGATCACGTTTCTGTATATACTGACCCCTGCGAAGTAGCTCTAACAAAAGACCATAAGGTATTATTTGTGCCTTGGATATGTAACGACAATGAAGATGAAACTAGAGAACTTATCGAAAAGACACGAACTAAAGTAGCATTTGGTCATTTACAAATAGAAGGAATGGAACAACATAAGGGTTCTTTTGCGATTGAAGGACATTCGATGTCAATGTTCAAGGCCTTTCAGAAAGTATTTTCTGGACATTTCCATCATCGTTCTACTACTGGAAATGTTACATATCTTGGAAATCCTTACGAGATTACATGGAGTGATTATAATGATAAAAGGGGATTTCATATTTACGATACTGAAACTATGGAAACGGAGTTTATAGAAAATCCATATTCAATGTTTCATAAGATATATTACAATGATGAAAAAAATGATTATGGTGATTTTTCAAGATAC